GAACTAAAACTTCTGTGTTAGTTGCATGATTGAAAGGGTAACTAAATTCTTTTTGGTTGATATATCTTATGGCTTCATTAACTGCATTTTTAGCTTGGGTTTGAATACCCCTAGATGCAGAAAAATTAGATGAAGTTAATTCAACTTCATTCATACGTGCAAGTACGCTATTAGTTAATGTAAGATAAGTTTGTGCCATACTGTTTTAAATAATAGGGGACAAAGTTAATTGTCCCCATAATTACGCTTTTAAGCTAATTGGTCTCTATCGACTTCGTCAGCTAATTGTTTATGCTCACCATTGGTGTCAATGATACAAGCATATAGTCTCAGCTTACCTGTAGTAACATCAGCAGACCCAGCAATTAGTTTCACGTCAATAGTGTCAGTTGTTGTGACATGTTGTGTGAAAGTTGATGCGGCGCCTGTTACAACATCGTTAGCTTGTCCGTTTGTTCCTTCTGCAAGGAAACCTGCTGAAGATACGTCACCACCATCAATGATGTCATCACCTGCGGCAAAGTCAATGTCTACAGTTGGTGATGTACCGTTGAAAGCTGTGAGCACTTCTGCTCCGGCAAACAGCACGAACGTGCCTGCAGGTATTTCAAGAAGTTGAAAGATGTCACCATCTGTGCATGAGTAGTCAGTTATTTTAGAAATATCTAAAATAGCTTCAACCATACGCATTCCAGTGCCTGCTCGGTTAGCCTGATTTACAGCGATAGAGTTTGAATTTACACCTGCGGTTGCAGATGAGGTCATGTCAAAAGTTGCCATTTATCAATCCCCCCTTACGCTACGTTGTATTTAGCGGTTACAATCGCTTCAGGTCGAAGAATTTTTCTACCATAAAGGTGCATACCTCTGACAATATCAGCGAAAGAGTCTGGGTCTCTGTAAGACTCAGTCTTTGTGATTTGTGCAGCTGTAGCAACAGCAGAAGAGTGTCCTGCTACGATTACGCCAAAGTTTGAGTTTTGGTTTGCTGACCCTGATGTTCCCGGTCCTGTGCCTACAGCAGGTAGGTTGTTGGACATGTAAACATCAAAACCATGAAGCCTACCGATAGCTAAGCCAGCTCTCAGTCCACCTGACTCGCCGAAGTCTGCATTGAGAAGACGTGAATCTTCATCCTTTAGGATTTCGACAAATGTTGGATGTAGAACTAACCATCTACCATCTGTATCGACGAACTGTGTGTCAAGCAGTCTGCCCATTCTTGCAATAACTTGCAATGGTGTAGCAGTAGCTGTAGCTTGAGCAGTTGCGCCCGGCATACGTGGTGCTAGTGGGATAGAGTGGTCGCCAGCACTACCTGTAGTGATGTTACCAAAGTCACCCTTTTTTAGCTTCATAGATGTAAGCAGTTCATCAGACCCTGCAGTTGATACAGCTTTTGACCCACTTACTGTGTCGTTAGCTGTGCCTGCTACAGCGTTGATTGTGCCTTGCTTAAAACCAGCCATGTAACCAAGAATTTCTTGGTCATGTTGGTCTCTAAGCCTATAGCCTGCTCGGTCAGATGCTAAGGATTCGAAATTGACATGGCTGTGAGCCTCTTCGATGTCGTCTACCTTGAAAGCAAAATAGTTTGCTTTGTCAACGACAAGACTGAAGTCCTCGTCATCCAAGTCTTGCGGAGTAATCTGAGTGCCTCGTGCATACTCCTTAACGGTGATTTCTGGTTCCTTGATTATTTTAACCGTGTCACCGTAGTTCGCAATCTCGCCGAAGTAGTCAGAATTAGTTATTGACTCTACAACCGAGGTCTTGCGAAAAGCTTGCTGAACTTTTTGAGAGTAGATTACCGGGCTAAAATTGCCGTTTGGTAAACTACTGTGTCCAGCGGCGGTTTTAAATGCCATTGGTTTACCTCGTTAATATGATTTAAAGATTGTAGATTTTCGTACTATACAAGACCAGTTGATAAGGTGTCCTGACGGGGCTTACGCTCTGGGTAGTTTGAATCGGTGGAAAATCTATAACTTCGCTGTACTCAAAGTTTAGGGTGTATGGTGTATCGTCTGCACAGCACCATT